ATGGAAATTTTATTTTGGAAACATGCAACTTCAAAACAAGAAAAGTCCGGACTTTGCACTCTTTATCTGCGCATTACCGTTAATGGTAGCCGCGTTGAAATAGGTTCTACCGGGGTTACTATCAGTGTAAAAGATTGGAACGTCGACGGGCAAAAGATCACCGGCCGCGATCCATTGAATAACTTAAAGAACGAGACGCTAAAAGGCTTAGAAATGCGATTGTGGGGCATTTTTAATGACTTGGTACGCCGAAACGAGAAAGTTACCGCTGACCGGATAAAACGTGCGTTCATGCTACCGCCTGCCGTAGCCTACATCTTTGCCTTCGATGAATACATGAAAGGCTACGAAAAGCGGAAAGATGTCTCGGAAAGCTCAAAAAAAACGCTACGGAACCACCGGCAGCTGGTGCTCCGGTTCTTGGGCGAAAACAACCTGCGCGAGATCTTGGTTGACGAATTCACGCCCGATGTGATGGAAGACTACCGAGCATGGTGTAAAGGCTCCGGCTACAAAGACAGCTACTTTACGCGGTCGGCTCGTTCATTCGGTGCCGTTACCAAATTTGCCAAAAAGAAAAAATGGATCTCGGAAAATCCGCTCGACGATTACAAGATCGGCCACGAGCGAATTGAGCGCCCGGAGTACTTGGATTCGATCCAGTTGAAAAGGTGGAGAAGCCACCAATTTGCGCACCCTACTGCGCAGAAAGTAGCCGACTTGTTTGTGCTTTACGCGCGTACTGGGTTCCATTATCAGGATCTGATCCATATCATTAGAAACCCCTCTGACTATTTAATTACCGGCATTGACGGAAAGCAATGGATCGTCAAACCCCGCCAAAAAACCAAGATCGAGGCGAAAGTCCCGATCGATCAGTTTCCGGAAGTGAAATCGATCGTCTCCAAGTATGGCGGCTGGGAAAAGGTGCCAACGTTCTCGAATGCGAAAATGAATGACTGGCTTAAATTATGCGCTGCCGAAGTGAATTTGAAGCTCGTTCCCGCGCAAAGGATTTACCCGGAACTGTCGGTTAAGCATGGACGCACCTCATTTTGCGACTACTGTCTAAACGAACTGGGGCTTTCTCGTGAGTCGATCCTGACAATGATGGGCAGGATCTCGGCGGCAGAACTTGATCGGTACGTTCGGAGCGACGAGCGGGCGGTGATCGCCGCTTTTAAAATCAGCGCAGCACTAGCTTCATAAAAAAGAGGGACAATGCTGTCCCTCTTTTTTATCGAGAAGATCAGACAGTGACACCTTCGTCCTCCTTTACATAGAAAAAGGACTGCGGTGCGGTGAATTTTTCAAAAACCAGTTTCGGATCAATTGGATTTTTGTAGCGCTTGACTTGGCCAATCTCAATAGCAAATCCGGAATTGCGACCATTGAAATAGTCGTTAAAGAAAACTCCGTCTACTCCCGCAAACTCTTTTGTTTTTGACCATAATTCATTAGGGGAGTCCTGATGTATTGATTTTATTTCAAACTCGCCAACAATTCGCCCGACCGGCATCGTTGAGTAAACAACAACCGTCTTTACCTCTCGATTAGAAAAAAGGACTTTTCGATATTCGAATTTTTTCTTTCCGTTGAAGATCTTTTCAACAAACTCGGGCTTAATCGATAATAAGATTTTCATGTATTCCTCCTTGTTGTATTATAGCGTCAAACTGGCTGTCAGGTAGTTGGAAATAATTCCAACGCAAATTTGGATTTAAACCAATGTTTTCGATAAGGTTGCCACGTGTTAGCCGACGGCCAAAAGCAGCATTATAAAGCATTTTAATCACATATAGCCGCTTTTTATCCCGATACCATTCGGCCAGTTCGTCGGCGGAAAAAACACTGTATGTTTCGCAATATCTCAAAAAATCTGCTAGACTGCTAAAGTCATTTTTGGATTTTACTTCTTCCACAACGCAAACAGACGTGACCACTGCCCGGTAATGTGCGGGGGCCTGGCCATCTCCGGTTCTATATATAACCAGAAGATCGCCAGGATTTAACCCGCTGACATCCATAGATGTAACGTAGATTTTGTGGATGCTGTTGGTATGTGAGACGTCTTGAATAATGTCAAATGATTCATTGTTTAGAATTGAGTCGGGAAAGAGGCGTGTGTGATATTCTGGATATATCGCGAGGAGAAATTTTTTGTGATTCTTAGTTGAGAACCTTGGATAATTCATAAGGATGCCAGTGCTAGACCGCTCAAGGTTCTTCAATAACACGGTCTCCTGACCATTTTCACTCGCTTTCGTGCCATGCCTTTCAAATCCGTACGCCATAAGCAGGTTGATAAGCTGTTTGTGCTTTTCAAAGGCGGTAACATATATCGCGCTAACTCCGGATTTTATAGCGTGGTCGAAAATTCTTTTGATAAATCGTTCGCCAAGACGAGTACCATGGGGATTGACCTTGAACGTTCCCACTTTTAAACGTAGTGCGGGTTCAAGATTTGGATTGACGTCGGTGATCGCCTCTTTTTCGAGTTTCAGATATAGAAATGCTTGAATACCTTCATCTGAAAGGATATATGCTTTGTCACTAGTTAATGCTTTTTTTTCAAACCACTTTCCAAATTCTTTGTAGTCTTCTTTCAGCGAGTCAAAAAATGGATCGCTTAGATCAATGTTTTTAAATTCTGTGTAAACCAAATTTTCCATGCGTGTAGGAAGGGTAATAGAGTTGTACAATAATTAGTTGTTAAAACTCAATAATACCTGTTTTTAGAAATAATTTCTAATAAAATTAGTGAATGGTTGGATAGGAAAAATCAATGAAGAAGTGGGATTATATTAATCTAGGTGAAAAGTTGCACCATTTTACGTCCAAAAAAAATCGTAGATTCCTGAAAATCTGTGCGTTATTTCTTAACTAATTAAAAAAATACCTAAAAATCGCTCTCCAGAGCCCGCCCTTTAACTTTTTGGAAATTTCCATTTTTGAAAAAATCGAATAGCTGTGAGGGGTACGGGGGGTATCCTAACGCCCCCCCCGGCACCCCCAGCAGATCCCCCCGCCCCCCCCTGTGCGCCCCCGCTCGCGGTGGCGGGTCGCCGTCCGGGCTACTTGAACTCGATGTCGAAGTCGCCGTCGACCGGTCTGATCCCGGCCAGACACCGCCACGCGGCGTAGTAGTCGACAGTGTCCGATAGGTGCGTCGCTCTCTCTTGGTCGTCGTCCTTCTGCTCGCTCTTCTTGTCCTTCTTGTAGTCCGCAGTCAATGGTGCCCGCTGCATCGATATGATCGTGCTCTTCGCCTCGATGGGATGGAAGCGCATGTGCATACCGTCTTCCCTTGTCTCGCTTAGTATCCCCTCCATGAGCTTGTGGATCTCATCCTTTAAAGGGTTGTAGGTAAGCGGGCATAATACCACGTCCCAGCCTGCCCTAATTAATACTTCTGCGAACTCGTCAAACAGAGTAATCCAGGTGCCGTCTGATTTTTTTTTCGCACCGGCGCTGGCATTTAACCCGTTCCTATCCCCGGTTAGGTACATGGTCTTCTTATGGTGGCTGGATAGGCGCTCGACCAGCTCGACGGCGAGGGACTGCGCCATCGACATATCCGGCTCGGGTTCCTTTACGAACACGTTACGCACACAATGCTGCGGCTGGCCGCGATCCTGCCAGACAGTGCAGCTCGTAAAGTGGGCGTTAAAATCGACCACCGTTACTAGCTCCTGATAGGGAGAATAAAAGGTTTCAAAATCGATGTCCTCGTGCCGATCGGAGAGTGCCGCGTAAAAGCCTTTCGGGATCTTGGTCAGACGCATTCCGTTTACTTCGACATTGAATTCCAGCTTGGTGAGCTTCTTTTTAAGGTTGTCGACGTAATTGCCGGGCAAGAAAACCTGATTATCCTTTGTAGTAACCTGCGCAAAAAAATACCGGTTTGGCTCGTCCTGCATTAGCTTCTCGATGTCGAACATCCATTCGCCACCGGAGCCGTAGGGCGGGGAAGAAAATACGGAAATCAGCCAGTGCAAATTCGAGTCGAATTTCCCTTTATTGGCGCGGATACGGCCTTCGAGAATTTTCAGCCATTCCCTTTTAAAGAGCAGGGCTTCGTCCATGAAAGCAAAATCGTCATTTCGGCCTCTGTGAATATCGGCATTCATTTTGTAGCCGCAGACCTCCATCACCCAGCCGTTCGGGAAGGCGATACAGTTGTCCCAATTGTCCGGCTCCTGCCACGGCTTTTCCCAATCGTCGGGCGGTTTCCGCCAGAGCACGTAGTCGCCGCTTTGGGTCTTGGGATTGTACTCGACCAGATCGAAATGCTCACGCCAGACTGACTTCACGCCCGGAAAAATGCTTCGCTGAAATTGGGTAACGGTCAGACAGGCGAACTGCCCTTTTGCTTTGGGCAGTTCTTCCTTGCTGATCAGCATCATTATCGCCATCGCGAAACTTTTTCCGGAGCCGATCCCGCCGATCATCGCGGCCGTTTTGGTGCCGTCCGCGTCCAGATCAAACATTACGCCTTCGATGAAATCGCCCTGCTTTTCGTTTACTTCGACAGTTTGGATCAGTTCGCTACTCGACTGTTTCATAGTGTGCTTCTTCGGTTAATTCGTCAGAATTTTTTCCAGAATCGGCAATAACCGTTTTCCGCTTAATGACGATTTTGGTCGGTTTCTTTTTGGCGTCGTCCGGCAGCTTGCTGGTGTCGTAAGCCCCGTCGATGGTCGCCGCCTCCTTTATCATGGCTTTCCACTCGCGGAGCAGTGCGGCAGCCGCCTTGTCGTCGGTTCCCCGATCGCGCAGAGCTTCGTAATCCTTGATCACCTTGTCGGCAGTGTGGCGCAGTAGCTCGGCGTACATGAATTTGATGCCGTCACGGCTCCGGAGCTGCCGGAGGTCGGCGAATACTTGGTAAGCCATCGCGATCAGTTCCCGCGCCCGGCGATCCTGCACATTTACGCGCGGGTCGGATTTGGCCAGGGTGATAGCCTGAATGTCGGATAAGCCTTCGCGCAGCCAGCCCCGAATAATGTCGATCTTATCGAAAGTGTCCTTTTGTTGGACAGTCAGTTCCCGATTTCCAAGCATGTGCTGCTGGTAGATGTCCATTTCATCGTATACCTTTTCGAGGTACTTATTATTTTGTCGCATAGGTCAGCTGGGTAATTTGATTGCGTAATTCCATTTTCAATGCTTCCATTTTGGCAAGTTCTTCGCTCCAATGCTGCGCCTTTTTGTGCTCCGGGTTGATTTCCAGCTTCTTTTTGGTCTTGCTGATATTGGAGTTAAGCAGCGCCAGCTCGACGCGTAGATCCGAGGCTGTGCCATTGGGGTCGATCGCGGGGCGCTCGGTCTTTGCGGTTTCGTCTTCGAGCTTCCTACCGGTCTTTTTGTAGTACTCGATCCGTTTCATTACCTGCCGCCACTGCTCGCGCTTCTCGACGATCTTTTCAATTACCGGTTTGACCCCTTCCAGATCCGCGTCCGCGTATTGGTGCAGGGTATTAGAAAGTAGAGCTACTTCCCGGTGCAAGGTTTCGGCCTGCACCAGAAGTAGCTCTACGTAACTATTTTCGGGAACCGAAACCGCGCCTATTTGGCTTCTGTCGGCTCCGGCTGCGCGTCCGGCTGTGGCTCCGGTGTTTGTGGCTCCGTTGGGTCTTCCGGCGATATTGGCACGACCGTTCTGGTCGTTTTCAGCGGATGGTTTTCGAGCGGTTCGGTTTTCGGCTTGGCCGGTGCTGCTTTGGGTGCTGCCGGTTTCGTTGATGCGGGTTTCGACGACTGGGGCTGCTTGTCCGGATTTACTTCGTCCTCCGTTTTTTTTTCGGGGTTGAGCGCGTTGTCGTACTCGTTTTGTGCATGTTCGAGCTTTGCTTTGTTGGCGTCGGAAGGGTCAGATCCTACCCGGAGCTTTGCGAGCTGCACGGCGGCTTTAAGTTGTTTAATGTCCATGACGGAATTTAAATTTTCTGATAAAAAAAATCGGGATTTTGGAAGGTGGCGTCGGGGGGGTGCTTTTAAGCCTGGGCTGCGGCCTGCTTGCCTTTTACGGGCGTTTCCGGCTGATCAATGACGCGCTGGTCGCCGTTTTCTTTAAGCTGCGCCAGCTCTTCCTGTGTGAGGGATTCGGGCAATTTGGTGTTGCCGTTGATCCAGATTAAAAGCGTTTTGTCTTCGGATTTGAAAGAAAGCATAATTAAGAAAATGCACTCCCCTGAACCGGTCAGGGGAGTAGTGGAGAAATCGATTAATTAGGCACCGGTCGGTAGAGCGGTCACGTCGAGCGTGATCGTTGAAGCGAGCGGGAAAATAGGTACCTGCATACCGTCCTGTTTCGCGGTAAAAGTGACCTCCTTGCGAGCTGTACCTTTTTCGGGGAGCACTGCCTTTGTCTCGAACATCATCGGGATGTACTTCTGGCCGATCCAGTAGAGTTTGTCGTCGTTACCTTGAACGACCACGTTCACCGGCGCTTCGTAGAGCAGGGTCTGCATTTTGACGATGTCCTTATCGTAGCCGATAACTTTAAACTCGACGGATTGCGTAAAACCTGCGCCCAGCTTCATTTCAGTATCGAATTTGGTAGTGTCGTACCATGCTTCGATTTCGATAAACTTTTTGCCCGTTACGTAGGGAATCGGCCCGGCGAATTCACCAGCAGTTTTGGCGATGTCGTACGTCAAAAACTCCGATTGCAGGTCTTCGGTCAGGATCAGGTACAAACGCTTTGCACCGCCCATTGTGGGGGTTTGGCATTTGCGCTTTAAACCAACCAACGGGGTGCAGAATGCCCCGGAACCTTCTGGAAGGATTGTAAAGTTTGTGAAGCGTTCTACCAGTCCGGTAAGAACGGCGGCAGCGGCGAAACCGGCGATCGCGTTGCCGGTCGAGTGTGTGATCAGCGCGGCCAGAGCGACCACGGAAGCAATAAAACCAAATTTTAAGAGGCTTTTCATAAAGAAAAAAGTGTGTTTTTGAATTGATACGGAATTGAAGCAGGCTACCGGGACGCGCAGTTCGAGCTTGTGCCCGGTAGCCAATTGGAGGGGATGGGTTTACAGGTCGTTTCGGAAAATCCAGTCTCCGGTAGCGAAATCGAAGTCGAGCGAGGCGCGGATCGTGATCTGGTAGCTCTTGATCGCCTTAACTACGTTGATCGTGAAGACGGTCGGGTCTTCGTTGCACACAAACAAAAGGTTCTGTGGCGGGGTGATCGTGATTGCGTCGGAACCATTTAGACCCGGATCGACGACGAACTTCATGTTTGAATAGTCGTCGAGCGTGTCGGGGCGGTCAGCCGGGCCGACGTGGTTCGGGAACTTGGTCTGACGGTTGCGACGGTACTTATCATACGCAACGCGAGAGCAGTAGACGCCCAGCTCTTGGTGGAGCAGGTTTTCGTCTGTGGATGCCAGCAGCTCGGCCACTCCGTTAAACTGCGCATAAGCGTTCGCATCGGTAAGGGCGCTACCGTCGAAAATGTGGCTGGATGCAATGTCGCCGCCGACCTGCGATTCGGCAATAAACTTGGTAAGGAAACCGTCAGTCAGGGACGCCGCGCCAGATCCTGCTGCATTGTAAACACCACGCCATGCGGTTTTCAGGCGAAGGAATTCGAAGTGCTTGCCGACAATGTAACGAAGGAAAAACAGCTCGAACGGCGTCTGGTTCACTTCATTGAGCGAAAGCCCCGGCGTTTTCAACCAGCCCAGATAGCTCTGGTACGCTTTCTTAATGTCGCTAAGGGTAAACTCGATGTCGATGTCGCCTTCGCGGAACGAAACGATACGGCTTTTTGCGCTCAACACGTTCTGGCCTGTAAAGTTGTCCGAAGCAGGTTTCCAGCCGTCTTTCACAGAAAGCGAGAGTAGCGCGGTTTTGTCGCGGCTCTGTACGACGGTGAAGTCACGACCGAGCGTTTCCGCGCCGTACATAATCGATTCTTGAATGACTGCGCCGCCGCCCTGGGTGGTGCGCATTAGCTCTTCATGGAAATTGTTAAAATCAATTGCAGGCATAGCCAAAGTGTAGGTATAGTGGAAAAAAGAAATACGAAAAAAGGGTTAAGCCTGCCGGGTCGATTCTCCCGGCACGGCCTAACGTTTGCTACTTGCCGTTAGCCTTTGTGTAGACTTCCAGCGCGTGAGCGTTGTACGAAGCCATTTCCGATTTGCCCCGACTGTTTGCGTCTTCTTTGGGCGTGCCGGTTCCGGCTTCGGCAGCTCTTTCATGCTGCGCTTTGTACTTGTCGCGCTCGCCAGTGAGGGTGGCGACCTGCTCTTTCAATTGGGTTTGTGCCGTCGCGGCTTCGGTAAGCTGCCCGGTCAGCTCGGCGACTTTGTCGTTTGCGGCTTTGAGATCTGCGGCCAGCTGTGTTGCAGCGGGGTCGTTGAGTTTGGCGTCGAGTTCTGCCGCGTCTTCGGCAAATTGATTAAACTCTTCCGTCGAGAGTTTTTCCGAAATCGCAATTCCGGAGCGCCCGAAAAATGAGGCGATAGCCCCGGCGATAGTTTTGCTCATGTGTACAGTGATTAAGAATTAATTACGATTTTTTTGCCGCCTTGATCGCGTCGGCGAGCGTTCCGAGCCGGTCGACGAGTCCGAGCGACAGCGCCTGTTTGCTCTTGTACATTTTGGCGCTGAATACTTCGTCGGATTTCAGCCTTCCAGCCCTGCCCCTTCGAACGTATCCGACAAATGCTTTGCGGGCGTCGTTGAGATCCTGCTGAATTTCGGCGCGTAGCTCTTCGGTCAGCGGCTCGTAGGCATTCAGTCGCGCTTTGTCTTCTGAGCCGTCAGCGCGGAAAATCTCGACCTCGTAGCCCTCGTTTTCCATCGCTTTCTTCTGGTTCACATAAACCATTAGCACGCCGATACTGCCGATTTCTGCGGAAACAGAATTTTCCATGACCATTTCATCGGCTTGGCTCAATGCAAAAACTCCGGCGCTGGCACATAGCCCGTTTACATAGCCGACGACCTTTTTGCGGGAATCGCGGATCGCATTCGCGACCAGCTCTGTACTGTCGACGGTACCGCCCGGCGTGTGTGCGGAAATGACGAGCGCCTTAATTTCCGGCTCGATATTTGCCCGCTCGATCACTTGCGCCATAAACTCGTTACCGCCTGTGCCGCAGACGCCGAATCGGCTCATGGCACCATTTAACGAAAGAACCGCCACGCCGTCAGAACCTGCTTTAAGCGCCTTGTTTAGCGTCCACGCGACCGGGTCGAAGTTTTCCTCTTGATCGTAGATCGGAATGCCCGCCGCGATTCTCATTGTCGAAGGGATGGGATCGAAACCGGCGTGTATGCGTGGCAGGATTATGTTTCGCATCCTGCCCGCGTACAGCTCGTCGATGTACCAAAGCCCTGATAAGGTTTCTGCGTTCACAATTGAAAGTTTAATTTGTGTTGCAAAACTCCTATCTTGGAAAGTGTCGAGAAAGGACTGGATTTTTAGTTAAAAAATATTTAGCAACGGTAATTTATGGGGAACAATGCAGTCTATGCCAGCTTAATAGAGAATTTGCAACAGCTTGAATTGATTTTCAGTCCGACAGAGGAAGCATTTAAAGTAGATCGTTACAGTACAGGCGACAAAAAGGAAGTCTCGGTTCAGGATTTTATTAAATCATATTTGACTTATGACTACCGAATTGCGAAGGGGCATATATTTAGTCAGACCGATGCCTCACAAAGCATTGATTGTGTGGTGTTGGCTCCTAATCATCCGGATCTGTTAACACCCAAACGGAAGATAATTCTCGCCGAAGGTGTATATGCAGCTGTTGAGATCAAACCAGATATTCACAACAAGGCAGAGTTTTTACGCGGATTAAATCAATGTAAAAGCGTCAAAGCATTACAGAGACCAGTTCAGCGCCTTGAGATCCCGGAAGCAGATATTCAGCCTTATAAGGAGTTTCAGAAGCGAATTCCGAGCGTAATTTTTTCCGCTAAGTCAATGGCTCCTGCTGATACTGCTAACTATTTGTGTGAAAAGATTGCTACCGGAGAGTTCACCATTTATGACTATCCCGATCTAATATTTACTCTTGATAATGGACTTTTTGTGATTTCACCAGATATGGCACATACTCCATTTTCACGACATCTGTTACGAATTAATCAAGAATTTGCTAGTCGTACACTATTCCATTTTGAGGGTAAAACTCGTGCTGAGAATTTAGCAATGTTTATCATTCACTTTTTGAGTCTTCCAGCTGCTTTTATGCAACTGGCTGAGTCAATACTGATTAAATACTTACTAAATCTTCAAGACTTTAATGTAAAGACGTGGCCGTTGCCTAAGCAAAGCCCATTTCAAAGCTAATGTCGAACTCGCGATTTACGACGTCGAGATATTCCTGAAACGTCCAGTCCGGAAGCCATTCGAAAAAGACCTCTCCGAGCGGGATCGGGGGGATACTTAGCCCGTCCTGTTTGGCCGTAAAAGTGACTTCCTTGCGACCGGTACCTTTTTCGGGGAGCACTGCCTTTACGTCGAAAAGCAGCGGCACGTGCTTTTGTCCGAGCCAGTATTTTAGCCCGTCGTTGCCTTCGACGATCACATTAACCGGGTAGTCTTTCAAGATCGCCATGAGGCGAACCACGTCGTCTTCGTATCCCAAATGCTTGAATTCGAGTGCGTGGGTAAAGCCCGCGCCGATCTTCATTTCGCTATCAAACTTGGTAGAATCGAACCATGCTTCGATTTCGACAATTCCCTTACCGGGCTTTAATGGGATACCGCCCGAAAAGCTGCCGTACTGCATGGCCAGCTCATAAGTCAGGAATTCGCGTTCCAGATCGCGGGCGTAGATCATGTAGAGCCTGCGAGCGCCGCCCACGTTTGCGCCCTGGCATTTGTGTTGTAGTCCAATAAGCGTATTGCACATCGTGTGAGGTTGTTAAAGTAGTTTAATAAACAGCCCGGTAGCTCTGCGACCGGGAGTCGCCACTCCGGGCTGTAAGTTGTGTTCAACCAATTATTTAATTACGCCACCATTTTCGCCCGAAAAGCCGTACAAAAATGTACGCGATCGACATTTGCCAGTCGGGTACGCCGTCTTCGAGGCATCGCAGGGCGAACTCGACATCGGCACGGAGCCGCGCGGCTTTTTCGCCGAATTCGGCTTCTCCGAGCCGGCTGTCGTATGCGTAGTCGTGGGCGATCGCAGCGTTTGCCATCCTGCCATGTGGCGGCATTAGTGGCCAGAGCAGGCGCGGGATAGTGGCAAAGTCGGTGCGGTACCCGGCAGGGATCACCATGCCGGGTAATTTGGATTCGACCGCACAGTCTTCGACGACTTCCCACCAGTTAAACCGGTCTGGACTTTTGCGCAGGCGAATATCGGGGTACTGCGTCATTTAGTTAAAGCGCTTTAACGCGTCGGCTTCCATGACGGCACCGGTCGCGATGGTAAACGGATTTGCCCCGTTCTCGACTGCGGCTTTCAGCCAGTCGTACTGGCCGACAGATCCTTCCGGGTAGTTGCCGGATTGATCAGGGAATACAAGCGCACCGTTTTCGGGGTTCACTTTGCTGCTGTTGTCTGCCATGAGCAGGAACGGCTCGCGCTCGATCGCGCGGAATGAATTAAGGCGGTAGCCCGTCCCGTCGAAGTGTTCGATCATGCAGATCAGCGTCACGGATTCGTTCTGGTAGTCTTCGTTTCGCCCTACGACTACGATTTGACGAACTACGTCGGGATAGCCCGGTGAAGAGCTGATCGCGATACGTTGGAGGTTTGGCATGGTATGAAAAATTAAAATGTTGTCCAGGCGATTTTTTTGATTACCCCGCTACGCTTTTGGTAAAGGAATGTAGAGTCGGCGACCAGCTCCCCTTCGGAAACCCTTGCGTCGGTGCTGCTGGTAGGGGTGAAGGTTCTGATCAGTGTCCGATCGCCGACGAGCGTCGACTCGGTAGCACCCGTACCGAGCGTAAATGTGCCGTTCGTTGTAGTCCGGCTGTAAATGGCGAGTCTCGACGGGGCTCCCTCATTGGGGTTTAGTCCCGCGCCCCCGTAATTGGCAAAATAGGCATTGTCGCCGACCGTTACGGTAGCGCTTTCCACAAAGACGTTCAGCGATTGGTACCGGTTGCCTGCCTTCATAAATGCGGGCGTCGTAACGGTGAAGGCTCCCTGATACCACCGGTAAAAGAATTGATCGCCCAGCCCGCTCGTTCCGGTGCCGCCTTCGACAATCACCGAACCATTCACCCGGATATTTGCATTATTGCATTGCATGACGATCCGGTAATTGCCTTCGCCGACTACTACGCTGTTACTATCGGTAATTGTTCGCTTTTTAACCGTTAGGGTCGCTCCTGTTTTTACGTGGATGAAAATTTCGGGCACGTTGAATGAGACATCGGCATCCACAATAACATTACCCGAATTGATCAGGATACTAAGTGAATGACATTTACCGGAAGCCAATGCAGCAACACGTGCGAGCGTCTTTACTGCACCGGTTGCGGTGGTGCCGTTGTCGATTCCGGAACGGCTATCGTCTCCGACGTCGCCGCGCACATTAATATCCATACTGACGCTTAGGCTCCGGGCGATCATCCCGGCTGTGCCCGCGTCGACGCTCGCGACGGCAGCAGATACGCCAGTCGCCATCGCTCCCCACATGCTTTTAAGCATAGAGCGAACGACGGCGGCGGTGTTGGTTTGAGGTGGGGCGGGAGGCGAGCTTTTGAGATTTCCGTCGATAATACCCTCGATTTCGGCGGTGGGGGGATTCCAAGGCATAGTGTGAGATTGTTTAAGAGAAACTATTGTCGAAACTGTAATCGAACTCTTTTGATGGGAAAAGTACTTCCGGATCGATGCTTCCGATCCATAGGGCAGGATGCCAATTGGAGCCGGAAACGGAAAGCTGCTGTGCATTGGTCTGCGATACGGATCTCGCCCACGAAAGCCTTAGTCCGTTGCTTTTCGTACCAGCCATGTAGCAAAAGCCCGCCGTGTCGCGGAAAATGGCGATAAACCTGCGGTTCTGGTTCCGGTAAACCCATTCGACGATTTCGGAAGCAAGGCTCGGGATTGGTACCGAAATCTGTGGGTTATATGAAGCGCCAGCTGGGCTTGTCTGCAACCCTTCCGAAAACGTAGCAGTCTTTGCCCGCAGTTTTATTTCGCTGACAACCTTTGCCCCGGAGAGCCACAGAGGATTTGCGGTGGTGAGTTGCTGATCCGGGTAAACGTCGAATGCCACGCTGTCGCAGCCGATCAGATATAAGTGAGTGAGCCAGCCGGTCGCGACTGGCCCACATTTGACGCCGATACTTTCCAAATTTCCAAACATGGGGCGAAAATTAGCGGTTTAAACCCCTTCGAGAAAGGACGTAAAATTGAAGGATTTGAAAACAAAAAAGCCTCAATACTCGCAGCATTGAGGCTTTTTCTATTATTTGCGCCCGGACTTTTTACGCGGCAGTCGGACGAAAAGCACGGCTCCCGGACAAAACGCCGTGTAGCCGGACTTTTTACGCGTAACTTTTTTTTCTTTGACGGTTTACTCGGTCGATCCGGTCGCGGTAAATCTTACGTAAAGTTTCGAACTCGACGTCGACGTCCCGCTGAATGCCGTAGATCTCCAAGAACGAATTCACGTGCGGACTGTAATCGCCTCCTAAAAGATCGTGAAGTGCGGAAACGTAAGCGATCAGGCTCCTACGGAAAATGTGATCCATGCCTTTTGCGATCATTGCGAGCCGGTCGTTTGAAACCTCATGGCTCAACGTGTGTGAATAGTAGGTTATAGCGACCACGCCGTCTCCTTGTGGCCGCTCGATTTTTTGCGTCCACGGGATCGGTCGACTGACAGCCGTTACCATGTTCCCCAGCTCGCTAAACTTTTTGACATCGATCTGATCGATTCCATTTTTGGCTTTATAGCCGCCGTATTCAACCATGAAGAACTTTTTAACGTGGATAGGGAGGTCGATCAGGATGGTCTTTTTCATGTATTTAGTCTAGCCTAAAATATTTATTTGATGAAACTAAAATTAGTAAAAATTCATTAATTATCAAATCTTGTGAAAGGAACTTGCGTACAATTTTTGAAACTCTATCCAGATTGAACACGTGATTAAACTAGAAACGGCTTTGTACTTTTTCGTTGCGGCTGTATGCTATTATACATCTGTTAATTGCCTAATGTCTTTTATCAAACGTGGATCTCAGAAAACCGGAACAATGCCGGACAACGACGCCCTTATGGCATTGCTTTTCGGCAAGAAGAACGTGAGCATAGCGAATAATCTCATAGGTTCAATTATTTGGCTGCTAGCTGCGATTGTGTGCACTGTATTATTCCTTCGAGATATTTGATACCTTTTAAATTGAAGTCGTCGCATTGGACGACAACTTCAATTCTTTACGCCGCTAAATTGGAAATTGCCCCGATCAGCTGATCAAATTTGCCCTGGGTGTTGGTTGAATGTACCGCGCCTTCCACGTTGCGCACGGCTCCTTCGACCCCGTTCACGGCCTGTTTGACTTCACCGAGTGCGGAAACCGCCCGCGTGAGCGTTTCGCCGTTATCGAGTGTGGCCGCGAGAATGTCCTGAATAGCTTTCAGCTGCATTTCGCCCTGCTTTTTCGCTTCCGCGTGCGCTGCCGAAGCGCCTGCTGTGTCGCCCATCGTCGCGGGATCTGTGGCGTCGATCCCGTTGTATGCGCTGGTGTCGGCGTCGACCCCGCCCATAGCGTCGGCCATAGCGGCATCGGCTTCGGCCTGCGCGGCGGCTGCTTCCTGCTCGGCTTGCTTGGCTGCTGCTTCGGCTTCTTTCTTCTTTTTGGAGCCGAAAAGGTACATTCCCTTTTCCCAATATGGCGACTCGAATTTGCCGCCGTCCCGGAACGCCATCGGCGTCGCTCCGGAGGCCATCGGTAGCACCGGCGAGTCGGTTTTCCCCGCCGTGCGGGCATTCTTGAACATTTGCTGAATTACCGGCCAATTCGCCGCCGTTTGCTTGGCTGAAATAATCGCTTCGTCGCCTTCCATTTCGCCCACTTCGCGCTGTGTCCTGCGATCGACGAGCGCGATCCCGCCCGTTCCGTAAATGCTGCCATGTTTACCTCCCTGCGCTACAAAACCGAGCGTTCCACCATGCGCGAAAGACGGCTCCGGCTGGCTCTTGATCTTGGCGATCTGTACCCCCGTAGCTACTGCTGCAACCGCCGCCAGTACGATGTTCAAAGGGAAAAAGTTGGCGAGGGCTTTCAGTACGGCCAGCGCCCCGGTGATCAGTGCCGCCGCGATGTCGGCTTTCTTTTGCGCCTGCCACGCTTTCTTCTTTTCGGCGGCTTCCTTCGTTCGGGCTTTTTGATTTTCCGTCGCGATCAGGTCTTCCAGCTGCTCCTTGATCTCGGCTTTCTTTTCTGCTTCGTCTTCGGCCATTTTGACCTGTTTGTCGCTCGACTTTTCCGCATCCTTCAAGACTTCGGCATTCACGTCGGCGGTAAATTCGGCCAGCTCGTCGATCATGGTGGCTTTGGCTTCGGCTTCTTCTTCTGCGAGCCGGATCTTTTCCTCGCTCTCCTTTGTGGCCATGCGGATTTTTTCTTCCATCGCGGCACGCTCGTCGGCGGTTTTTGCCTCGTTCGCCATTTTCTGCATGTCCATAATTTTCTGCTCTTCGGCGGCTTTCATGTCTTGCAGCTGCTGCGAGTAGAATTTGTGTAGGGCGTCGCGTTTTTGTTCCTCGTTGGTTGTCTCCGAGGTTAAGATCCTCTGTAGCTCGGCAAGGCGGTTTTGTTCGGCCTCTTTGGTGGCTTTGATGTTTTCCGACGACTGTTTGATCATTGCCTCGGTGGTGGCCAGCTCGGCATTGAGAATGGCGACCTTTTCGTCCCGCTCGCGGTTCGCTTCCGCGATCGCTTTCTCGGCTTTACGCTGGGCGAGATCATTCAAAAAGTTGACGGCGGTTTGTGCCATTTGACCGGCCTGCTCGTAGCTCGCTTGATCTGCTGCGAGCTTTTGCTGCCATGCGGTCTGGTGGCCTTTAACCATCGTGCTCGCCGCGTTCATAAACCCGGAAATGTCACCCTGCAAAAGCGAGCTGAACATATCCGAATAGTTTTTCAACGTGGCTGCTTTCTGCTCGTGCAGATCCCGATCGATCGCGAGCTTTTCGTCCGCAGCTTTCTTGTTCGCCATGACGCTGGCAATGTTGTACCGCTCTTCGATCGCATTTAAAGCGGTGGCCAGTTGCTCGGTGTCGGTGATCGTCCGAACGGCTTTCTGGCTTTCGGCCATCATTTCAGCTTCGAGCTTTTGCTGCGTAAGGCGCAGCTCGACGTCGACGCGGTCTTTGTGGACGGCTGCGAGCTTTTGAGCGTTTCCTTTGGCCTGCATTTCGCGCCATTCGAGCAGCGTCATTTCTGCCCCTTTTTCCTGCTCGCGCACGAAGTTTTCCGCTTCCAGACGCTTTTGCGCGGCTTCCTGCTCTTCCTTGATCCGTTTGTCGCGGTAATCCCGGCGTACCTTGTCCAGCGCTTCCTCCGAATTGCGGTTAATGGACTCGACGACCTTCAATTTCAGGGCTTCATCGGCTTTTGACTCCTCGATGTCTTTTATGCGCTTGCGGGCTTTCTCTCGGATCTTGCTCTCTTCGATTTCCAGCGAGGTGGTCGCGTTGCTGCGCTCATTTTCGGCCTCCATTTGGGAAATTAATTCGAGGGCTTTTTCCCGGTCTTTGCGCACCAGCTCGTCGTACTTGTCTTCGGCGTCCCGGAATTCTTGCAGCTGCTTCTCCTTCGCTTTTTTGCGTTTGTCGAGCGCGGACTGCTCCTTCGCTGTGATCGTGCCGGCTGCACCGGTGGCGGCAGCGATTTCGGCGTCAGCTGCGGCTTTTGCTCCTTTTCGGGTGAGATCAACCTTTTTATCGACGGTGGTTTTGTGTTGGGCGACAACCTTGCCGGATTCCTCCTTTAATTTGTCGTTGTAGCCCCTCGTGAACGCGTCGCCGACCCTCTTGCCGCCGTTCATCATTACGTCGGCCATGCCCGCAATATCCAGCGTCAAAAATGCTTTTACGAATTGCGCGACGACCCCGGCAGCTTCTTTTAAGCCAGCCATTAAGCCCGATACCCCGGCGCGAACCTTCTCGGAATGGTTGTACCAGACCATGAAGCCGCCCACGAGCGCAGAAATGGCGGCGACGACTAGCCCGATCGGGTTGGCGGTCATGGCAGCGTTCAAAAGCCATTGTGCTGCGGTGACGGATTGGGTAGCGATCGCACGGCCTTTCTCGATCGCAGCATGTGCGAGTGCCGAAGCAGCTGCGGCAATATTGGCGGCATTGAGCGAGACGATTGCAACGCCCAGCGCGACAAATGTTTCCTTGTTTTCGACGACAAATTCGGGAATCGCGGCGAGCGCTTTGACCAGACCGATAAAGCCGGTAGTAACCAGAAGGACTGCGGGAATCAGAAAATTACCCAGCTGCTCGGCGAGCCAGGTAATCATCTTGCCGGTCTTTTCGAGCTGCGCCATGCGTGTCTCGTTTTTGACGTTGAACTCGTTGGTTAAGCTGGTGCCCTCCTTCATGGCTTTGTTTGCGAGCGCCTGCTTTTCCTTCACCATATCGGTCTTATCCGACAGCAGCATCATTACTTTGGTCGCCTCCTGCGATTTGATCCCCAGCGCGTCCATTTGCTTTACTACCACGTCGGTCGGTAAGCCTTTGAAACTCTGTGCAAGGCGCAGAATAACCTCGTTCGGGTCGGAGTTGACCAGCTTTTTGAACTCCTTTTCTGTGATCCCGATCTGCTTGGCATATTCAGCCGTTGCTTTTGTAGATCCCAAAAGGATATTCGTCAGACCACCGGCTGCGATTTCGGCAGTTAAGCCCAGCTCTTGCAGCGCCGCGCCTAATCCCATTGTCTGATCAATAGCGGGCGCGAGTTTTCCCAGCTGCCCGATCCGGGTGGTAAAATCAGCTACTACCGGCCCCGTTGCAGATCCTGCGGCTCCCAGCTCATTAATGGCGCTGCCTATGTCGTTAATGGCTTTCCCCGCTTCCAGATCCTTCGTTTCCTTGAACAGTTTCGACATTGTACCCATTGTGGCCGCGACTTCTTCCGCGCCGCCCGTAAACTCGTCACCGAGCGCGACGACGGCTTTATCGACCGACTCGACGAAACCGAGCATTTCTTCTTTTGCGATCCCGATTTGCCCGCCCGTTTTGGCAATATCCATCAGGTCTTTTTGAGCGGTTCTGGTGTCGATTTTCTGCACCGCTTTATTCAGTTCGACCACCTCCTGCGTCGTCATACCGGTAGTTTTGCGCACGTCGCCGAACGCGTCGTCGATTTCTGCCGCCCCCATGACTGCGCTTTTGGTGAAGCGCAGGAACCAGTCTAGCAGCATCTGTACCCCGGCGATCGAAAAGGCGTTCGCCATGTAGTCTTTGATACTCGACCAAAGCCCCGGCTTTGCAAGTCCTGCGGCTTCCTCGCGCAGCTTCCGCGCTTGATCGGTGACTTTCTTCAATTGGGCTTCGGCTTCCCCGATTTTCTTTAATTGGGCATTGGCCTGGGCGCTATCGGGAACCATGCTTTTCAGCTCCTTACTTAGCTGTTTGACATAGTTTTGCAGCTGCTGGAACGTCATTTTCGACGTGTCCATTTGTTTCAGCGATTTGGTAAGTTCCTCCTGCGACTTTCGGACGGCGTCCAAATCGGCTTTCGTTTTTTTGTACTCGGCGCTGTTTTTGCCCAGCTGCTTCTCGATTTCCTTTAATTCGTTTTTGTAGACTTTGGCCTGATTATTCAGCTCGGCCTGTTGCTTGTCGAAATCGTTGGTTTCCATCCGTAAACGGAGGGTGCCGGTGTCGGTAAATTCCATAGTGTGTGCCTTGTGGCGGTTAGCGTGTGTCTGTAAAAAGCAGTCGTAATTCGGTCATGGCGGTAAGCCCGGCGTGCTGCCGCAGATCCGTGAAAAAGTGGGGTAGGATCTGGTTCTTTAATGGATCGTTGTACACCCCCCGGTAGCCTCGTTTAATGTTTGGCTCCTGCCGGAAGACATTGCGAACACCCCACGCAATACGCTCGACGCGGCTCTGGTGGTCGAGCTTTTGAACTCCGCGCGGGTAGCCGGGTGTATACTTGAAATTTTGGACGCCGACCTGCTCTACAAACTTGATCATCGCCGAAAGTGGCGGCATTCGGGAGTAGTTGAGCGTTTTTAGATCCTTGATCCGGAGCAGGGCTTCGTAGTAGACATTTGCCTGAATCCAGCCGGTGCCTTTTTCGACGGCAGCGGCTTTGATGGAATTCAGCATTTCACCGGTGAGTACCAGCCCTTGGGCGCTCACCTCGCGGGAAATAACCTGCTCGGCACGTTGGACGTACCGGCGCAGGATCTCCACAAAAACGGGGTTTTCGATAAGTGATTCGGCCATTTAAAAATTAGCGTGTTTTGGACTGTTGCTAATTTCTTGCGACCGTTAACTAAGAGAAAGGACGAGTTTGAGCGGGAATCAGGTGTAAATGATAGCTTTGAATGAGATCATTTTGAATAATCGACATATGAAATTGCCTTCATTTAAAAACTTCCCTATTTGGGCTATTTATGGACTTCAAATTGCGGGTACTTTAATCGCAGCTGGTATAGCATATTTGCTATTTGAGCCTGATACCGACGAAAAAATAGATGCATTTATGTACGGGCTGTTGGCTGCGGCAGTTGCTATACTTGGATCAGTAATCGGCCTCATTAAGGATATTTTGGGTGCCAAAGATGCATTAATAACTGAGCAACAGCGAGTCAAGGAATATCAAGATTTGGTTGCGAGAGCTACACACACGATTAATGTAATCAACGGAGGTGATGGTATTCCTGTAATAAATATTCAGGTAATTCAATCGTTTGATCATGATCGCTATCCTATTTGGATCTACTGTAAAAATTATGATCAATTCCCGATCCATGACTTACAGGTAACCATTGAAGATCCCGAACTTCTCCCGCCTCCAATACCACAGGGGCAGCCTCTAAATGAGGTGGAGTATACCGCGCTTATTGACCAGTACAAAAAAGGTTTCCAAACGAAAATTGGCCCGCTGACTTTGCCACCTAATTTTGGGGAAGTGATCTACAAAAGCAACTTAAGATTGGAGCCGGTAAGGGGCGGTGGGTATCAGATTGGTGTTCGATGGCGCAAAGGGCATTATGTTTTGATTATTCCAAATTGTTCCATTGAAGACTATCTCCCTGTTTTTGAGCCTCCTAAGATTTTTGTTAATGGTGAAAGAATTAACCGTTCTGAATCAGCTAAATATTATGAATTTGATTCTTACATCGAAAATTCGATAGAGCATTCTGAAGCTATGAAGCAACGTTTCGAAGAAGGCAAAGCCCGACTTAATCCGCTCCCATAGAATCCTCCAATTAGCAGGCACTTGACCACTTTCATCATCTCTGAACTTTTGAGCTGTGAGAGATCAAGTTTCTTAGATCTACTTGGTTAATAATGATCTTCTTAAGGAGGTAAGAGTGTGCGTGTCCGCAGAGCGGCCGTCTCCTTACATAGTGAAATGGCCGATGGCATGCAGAGAAGAAAGGTTATTGTAGACTCACCTTTTAAAAAGTAGATTTGACTAGACAAACACAGACAAGCCGCAAAAATGAGATCTAAAAACGAAATATGTTTACTATGTGAGCAAAATCGCGCAGACAAGACAAATTCACACATTCTACCAAAAACTATGTCTCGTCGGATTCGTGGTGTGAGAAAGAAGGTAATTCAGGCACATTCCCATAAAATGCACAAAAAGAATAGCCCGAAGCAGGATACATTTAAAGAAGACTATCTCTTTTGCTCGACCTGCGAGTATTACTTCGGAGCACTTGAGCGGCATTTTAGCCTATATGTACAACCCTATGTTGAGCGAGCAGTGGCGTCGGAAGATTTTTATTTACTTGAAACAATGGTATCAAATGGAAATCATCTTGAGATTAATGGGAGAGCATATGTTTGCCATAAAGCCCAGCCGTTAATGATGCAGTTATTGATAGAGTCGATTGTACTCCGAATTCATGTTTCGAGCAAAGATCCGTATGAACAGTATAAGTTTCCAGACCAACTTATCACACAATTGCGTAGCAACCTAATGAAATTTCGGTCTATTTCGATTGCGGATGTTTTTACGTCTTGCCGTGATTATCAGGGAGATCCAATTCCCCCGACGTACTATTTCCTTTTTTGCCCGATAATGAAAGTTTTACCCAAAGACCAAAGTATCGTTACGGAATTTGTTGAACCTACGGAGAGATTTTTCAAAATCTTGGCGGGCGAGTATCACATCTGGATAGACACACATTTTCCACCACATCCTTTTTTGAATTATTCGCCAACTCCGGTAAAAATCATACCCCTTAGTGAGGAGCGCTATCTCGCTATGAATCAGCATATGTTTGACGTTTTTTTTGAAAACATGAATCGATATATGGAAGAATCAGGAAATGGCTTTTATGATCCAAAAAAAAATACCCCGACGCCTGTCGATGAAAACAATGCTTCAATGTAACAGGTTAAACGCCACCAATCAGCAAGCACTCGGCCACTCCCTTCACCGGCACAGACGCGTTAACCTGTGCGACAATGTAATCCACTCCTTCGCAGTGGAATTTCTTCGAAAAATCTAGTTTTGCCAGATCTGCCTCATTAAGAATGAATTTCTTAGCGAGGTAGAACATGCGCGTCCGGAGCGCGATCGTTTCCTTCCATACCGTTGCGGCCAGCCCGGCAGGTGTGAGGGTGATTCCGTTCAGAGTGTGCGACGCCACCGGCATTCCCGCCGACATCCCCGCCCAAAAAAGCAGGCGGGGCGTAAATGGCTTTGCATCCTGCCCGTATTTGCTTGTAAGCCCTTCCTGTCGACACATCGGCAAGCCGGTCGCCTGATCGGTGAGCAGCGTCGAAAACTTGATCGCCACGGTCGCGATCCCGTTCCGGTTGCCTGCTACTTCGGGGGAAATGTAGTCGGCCAGTAGCGCGGGCTTATCTTTGGTCAGACCGTCGTTTCCGTCCATTTGCATCGCAATTTGCAGACGCGTGTTAGGCTCCGGCGTCTTGGTTTCGCCGATCGTTGCGCAGCCTGTCCAGTCGGCATTTGTAGGCGTGCGTAGGCATTCATCCCAGAAATCGATGGTCAACGTTTTTGCCACGGAATTAAAGTCAAATTTCAGGTTTGCAACCTTGCGCAGCTCCAAAATGAATTCCACCACCGAAAGGGCGGGAAGGTGGTTTGCGACGCTAAAAGTGGCCGTTTCCGCCTCGCTAGTATTGAACAAAATTAGCTTGCTCCACACCGGGTGTGTGAAAAAGCTGCCGGTGATGGTCACGCCCGTAATGGCAGCAATGCGTTTGAGTACCCAACTGGCGAAAAACATCGGGGTTTTCGGGCTTACCTTATAGCTGCCGCTCGCGTAATCATTCACGCGCCCGGTGTAGGACGCTGCCGCCGCGTTTGCCCCGTAGTAGAAATCGTTGAGAATCGTCGGGTAGCAGTAAGCAGTTTCTCCGGCGACCGAATTCACCGGTGAAAGTGGCAAAACGGGCGTTACGGTGCCGAAATCGATCTCGCGTAGGTTCTTGCTCTGGTAGTCGCCAAAAAACAAGCCTAGCCGGTCGGAATATGCCCCTTTGTAGCCGGTATCGAGCGAGGCTTCGGTTAAAAGGAAATAGCCCTCGCGGATCAGCTCGCCATTATGGAAATGCTGATAAAGCAGCTCCGGCAAGTAGTTACCGGCCTGCGGCTCTTCGTAATAGTCGAAAACGCCCCGGTTTTGGCGAACGGCGGGAAATGTCGGGATCTCTGCCGTCGAGCTGGGGATCGTATCATAAAGCAGGTGGGGATTTACCAGCGCGTATTTTACCCCCACCTTGGAATCGGTCAGGACTTCTTGCCCGTTAATGCGGATCATAGGTTTACAACTTCGAAGGTGAGCGGTTCGTCGGAGCTGTTGATTACCACGCCATCGAATGCGAAGTATCCGGACTGCTCGACTTTTACTTCCCGGTTTTTGGACGCCAGAACGACCTTGCATTTCCGTATCGGTGCCTGATTGACATATTCGACCTGGACGATAATGTCGTATGTGCCGGGCGTCACGGTCAGGTTTCCGGATGTTCCGATCGACGGCGGGGTCGCGCCGACCGTGTTAGAAATGATTTCCTTACCGTCGACACGTATATCGACGACCGGCCCCCAATCGGCACTACCCACTACTTTCAGGTTCGTATCCATCGGGATTTTGTGGTGAATAGCGAAGTGAACCGGCACGTTATTTACGACGCATGTTCCGTTTACATTGGCGAAATCCTGCGTATTTAGGCTGTTGTAGCGACCTTCGGCCAACTCGTCGGCATCACCAGCGCGTTCGCCGCCGTAGTAACCTGCGGGGATGGTGATCATGGCGGTGCTACCCAGAAAGTTTGCCCCGCAATTCGACCGGGTGAAAGTGCCCGCGCGGTTGATTGCCGCGCTCGGGAACGGTGTCGAGCCGACGACGATCGACGGGTCGGTGATCGGTGCGATATAGTCCGGATCGCCTTGCACGTTCGCCTTAACGCTGTAAGGTTTTACAAGGGTGTTATCATCGGCGAAAACCTTCTCGAGACGGGAAAATGCGAGCTTGCCGGTGCGCTTCCCGTAGCCGTCCAGAACCTGCCCCAGATTAAGGCCACGCCATTTTGTGACGCGTGCCGGCGTCGGTTGTGACGCGGGTAGATCCGAATGATTTTCCACGGTGTCCAGGATCCGGAACGTGAAGGATCTGGCGACCAGATCGGTGTTATCCTGCTGGTCGACGTTTGTCGTAGTGGTCAGCTGAACGGGGCGGTGGCCTTTGTCTGTGATCAAATACATTTCGTCCGATAACAGCAGCTCGTCCAGGTACTTCAAGTATGCGGCCTGATCCTTGCGGAAATAGCCGGTGCTGGCTTGCAGCTCATGCTCGCCCTCAATGCTGATAATTTTCAGCTCCGAGAAATCCGGATCGGAACCTGCTTTCCGCTCGATCTCGGCGGTCGTCTGGATCACGCGCAAACTGCGAGATCCTTCACCGGTGAGCCGGAAAGTGTCCCAGCCGCCCAAACTGTTGACGAATAAAACCGAGCGGTCGGCGACTTGCAGGCTGCGGTCAATGTGATAGGTGCGGGTTTCGGTAAACCTGCGGCCATTGTGGTCACTTAGCCAGACCTCGTAGCCGGTGGCGTTACTTGGAACGTTGAGCACTGCCGCGCCGACCGGGCAGGTAACGATCGAATAAAGCATCGGGTTTGACAGTGTCATCGCCGTATATGCCGCCGACGCCGATCCGTCCGCGTACCGGAAATGCACGCGCAGGCGCAGCTCGGTCGGAGCCGGTGAGAAATTCAGCAGAAAACTTAAATATTCCTCTTGCGTCGGGGAAACGGTTTTCTGATCCGGTTGCCACGTCAGAAACTGCCTTTTGCTTGCCTGCCAAGTTTTAAAAAACGTGTCGCCGTAGGCATGGAAATCCTCGTTTGATAGCCCGGCTTTGATCGCGTAGGCTTTGGCAAGATCTGCGGCCACTGCCACGGGTGGGGTGCCGCCCTGAATAGCTTCGCGCAGGTAGTAGGCGGTCGTCTGCGAGAGTGACAAACTAAGCGAGTTTTGCTTCCAGCGCGGTTTGATGTAGGAAAGCAGGCCGTCGAGCTTTCCGTTTCGCCCCGAATTATAGCGAAATTCTGCCCCTGAAAAGACTTGCACCCCGCCTTCGGTACTGACGGGTACCTCGCGCCCTTCGGACGTGTGTAGTGCTTCAAAAAGGTTGCTGAACGGATATTCAGGGACAAACAGGGTCAGGAAGTATTTTAGACCGACCCGGCTGGTGAGTGCCGGGTCGGCTGCTTCTATGGTGTGGGAAAGTTTGTTCCGGCTGAATTTCAGCGGCAGGAACGAGAGGTCGGAAGCAGCTGCGTCGATCATGGTTTAAAGCGGGTTTTAACAAAAAATATGATTTGCCGGGATTCCAAGCCGGGCTTTTAGCTCGTAGCCACAGGTAGCGTCGACCCCGGTTTGATATTGGACAGGCTCCAAAGTGACCGAATCGAAATCCAGATAGTTTTTTCCTGCGAAGCGGTCGTGCTGCAAGCGGTTAACGATCTTGCAGGCGACGGTTTCGGCGTTGCGATAGGCTTGGTCTTCGGAATTGTGCTCGTCGGTATCGCCTTTGAAAAACACGAAAAGGGTCAGCTCGAAAAGCGCGTTTAAAAGCGCGTTGTCGATAATGTTCCCCCGGTATTTGGGGCGCATGACGAAAATGCCCGGATATACGTCTTCGCTCCGGCTGTCGCCGATTATACGATCCATTCCGTTCGCGTCGGACATCTTTGAGTAGACGATCCCGGAGTCGGCTTTTTGCTCGTCGAGAATCGGGGAAAGGTATTTCCAGAAAATATCGTCAGTTGGCGTCATTGGCTGCTTGGTTACGCTGGTTTTGCTCTTTGATGTCCTTTTTGTGCTCTTCCAGAAATTGGAATACGTCGTGAATATTTGCGGATTTGGTTGCGTTCATACCGCCGAAAATGTGCTTTTCAGAAAGTAGGTGCTGGTTTTTAACCATTGATTGACCGGGATAGTCTTCGGTCGGGGCTGGCCCTGTTGCATCCGAATCGAACAGATCGTAAAAGCTGAAAAACTCTTTCAGCGTGCCCAAAAAGTACATTAGCACGAGGATTTTTTCTTTGATGTAGCCGTCTTTGATCAGATCCGCCCGGTGCCGCGCAATGTGCTCGTTATACTGCTCGCGGTGGTCGCCGTTCCAGTCCGGATCATCCATGTAGTTCCCCGACCGGCGCGGCCTGCAAACGGTAGCCACGAGCATATTCAGGCGCTCGTCGCCTTCGACGAGCTGCTTAATGAAAGCCTGCGCGTTTATGTGCGCATTGGTTAGCTCGCCGAAACTCATGCTACGGAAGCCTTCCTCGAAAAGTACCCAACGGGTGCCATCGACGTCGAAGCCTTCGGGAAGCGGGCAGACGGTCAGCTCGCCTTGCCACATCCAGCTTATCTGACCGAGCACGCCCTGCAATGCCTGCGCGTTTTCTTCGTGCTGCTCTTCGGTGCGGTGCCCGGCGAAGTAGTGGCACATTAGCTTTTTCCACAGGCCGGGCGGATAACCGAGAATTGTCCGGAGTATTTCCAGATAGGTGCCGCCGCTTTCGGGGTACACGTAAAGCAGGGTCAGCAGCTCCGGCAGCTGTGCCGGGTTTACTTCCGTCCAATTCTCGGGCAGCTTATAGCACTTGTCGTTTAAAAAAATTTCGGTCATTTGTAATCAGCTTGTACGGTTATCCAGACTTCTTCACCGAGCAGAATGGCGGCTGCGATGTCGGTTTGAAGGTCGAGTGATGCATTTCGGCTTTCTGTGACCATGTAGTCGCCGACCTGCTTTTTCCAACTTCTGCCCGGCAGCAGACAGCCGTCTGTATCCTTTGCCCAATTCCCGGCATGAATCCGGATTCCAGAAAAGCCCGGCACGCCGATCAGGATCGGTAGTTTCTTTTTGAACCGTGGCGAGTAGGTGATCTCGACCCGGTAGCGGCCTGTCGGAATGGCGGTTTTGCCCATAACTTTTAGCCCTCTGATCGTTGAGAGCGGCATTTTTGAGCCTAAACCGCGATCAGTGTCTTCGAGCACGAAGCAATTAAAAATCCCGTCGACCGATAAAATCCCCAGGGTACTATCCTTCCCCTGTTGTTGACGTTTCAGTAGGATCTCCATCAAATCAGATCTTTAAATTCTCCGGATTCGTCGAACTTTTTCAGGCGGGCGAGAATCTTGGTAGAAACCCCCTTCGGGTCGATCTCGGCGTAATTTTCTAAAATGCTGATCGATTCCCGGACGATCATCGCGCAGTAGAGCACGTTATCAACCCAATCAAAAAGCCCGGTCACTTTCCCGGAAATGGGAAAATTCATTAGCACGTGTGCCATGACCAAAAGCGAGCCGTAGGTCAGCAGTTTTTCGAAAAGCCGGGCATAGGCACGCGATTCGAGGTTCTTTTGTTTCCATGCCCGGTAGGTGCCCGTCACCGTGTCCACGCCGATAATGACAAGCAGGAACATTACAAAAGCCCAATCGTCGAAAAAGTAGGTGTCGGCGACTGATTTCAGAACGGCGAGGGCTGCGGAAACCGACAAAAACGTCTTGTCAGAGAATGTTGCGATAAACGCGGTTAGTGTGTGTTTCATGTGATCTGGTTAAAGTGCTAATCCAGTTAACAGGGCGATACCGGCAGCGACGATAATCCGTTTCCGGGTTCGTCGCCTTTCGGCCTTGATTTGTTGGGCAAAACTTTCACTTTGCTGCTCACATCGAAAGGACATAATTTGCAGCTGCATCTGCACGGCGTATTTCTCTTGTTGGATCTGCACATTTTCTTTTTGCAAGTTGTAGGCGATGGGTTTTAGCATCTCGTAGCGGATCAGGCTATCGAGCAAACTTTCTTCGTATTTGCGACTGAACGCTGTCGCGGTATCTTGTGCGCAGGCTATCCCAGCCCGGAGCACGCATAGCAGCAGTATCGCGGTAAGCCTTCCAGAGTTCTTCATTTTCGGCGCGGATTATTGCGCCCGCCTGCCGGTGCTCCTGCTCTTTTTGGCGGTAAAAAGCGAGGCTGTCGACGGCTTCGACGGTCGTGGTGGATTTGGTGCCCGGCCAAAATGCCCAGGCGATGGCCGCGCCGACCAAAACGGCCAGCGCGACTTTGAAAAATGGTGACCGGGTCAACTTCATTGAACCTTCGCGTGGATACCACCGCCCGCCACGGTGTTTTTGACGATTTGACCGTTTGGCAGCTCGACCTCCAAAGTGTGCGGTTTATTGTCCGCGTACCGGTTCATGTAAAACCACGCGGTAGCCCCGTTTTTCGTTTCGGAGAGTACAAAGCCCCGTTTTTCGTAGTAGGCGTCGATTACCTCGTTTATCGCGGTTTGGTCGGGCGTGATCCAGCTGCCGCCATCGACGCGGAAGCGCAGGTATTGGCGTTGCCCGCCTGCGGTCTTACCGAACGTTAGTGCATATAGGCGCTGGCCGAAGTAGCTTAAATCGGTGCTTCCGGTGTAGCCGAAATAGATCTCGCCGTCATGCTTCCAGAGGTGAGAAAAGCCGCCCTGCGGAGTGGTCGAGCCGGACGGGTACCAGTCGCCGTTCAGGAAACGGTAATCCAGATTTTTCCCGTCGACTTTGGTCGAGCCGCCCCATTCACAAAACAGGTTCCCGTAAACCTGCGAAAGAAACCCGTTTGCAATGTGGGTGCCCGGATCGATCGGCGCTTTATCGTTTCTGAAATAGGTGCCGTCATCGTAGCGGATTTCGTGTTTATTGTTTGGGCGCGTCTCATACTGCCCGAAAAGGAATACTCCGGCATTGTAGCCCAAATGCTTGAAATAGGCGAGCCGGAAGATCAGCTCCAAAGGCTGGCGAAGGGTCAGATCCGGAGCGTTCAGGTAGACCGCTTCGACGATCATCGTCGTGCTCGAAAGCGTGCCGCCCGGCGAGTAAACGGTCTGCGGCAGCTGCTCTGGCGTTCGCCTGAAAATGCCTTTGTAATAGTCAGCGCCCTTATTATGGACTAGCGATTCGCCACCCAGCCAGAAGTAATTATGGCAAATTTCGTAAGGGATACCCCGGCTTTTAAAACGCTCGTCGTACCGCTGGCGCAAGCGGGCGTAAAAGTGGCGCCACATATCCGCGTCGTCGCGTTGCCATGAGACATTTTCTGATGTTTCCCCGATCCAGATTGCGTCGGAAACGTCGGCCTGATCCGCTTTTTGTATTGAGGTTTCCCGGTCTAATGCGCCATTCGGCCACCATGACTTCGAGGTGCCATCCGGCCAGAGCCCTTCGGCTCCGGTTGGGTGTAGTCCTAAAAACGCCTCTAATCGCGGGACGTCATTGTACGTTTTTCCGGCATTTTTCAGTTCAACGACCTGTTTATTACCGTCTGCTTCATTCCACGGCAGCGACAGGTGCGGCAGGTGCGTTACACCCTTCGAGAATACTTTGTCGACGCCCCACGGTTTCCAGCCATTAATCCAAAAGTGCCCGGTGGGGAGCTGCATGTCTTCGGCGATGTCCGCCCATTGAACCTGTTGGCCGCTCGGGTCGTAGCCCTGCGGCACGTGGTTTAAAAAGCCCGCAGGATCTTGTGCGGTTCGTGCAAAGAAGGTGTGGAACGGGTAGCTGGTGTTATGACTGAAACTCTCCCCGGCATCCAGCTGGTAGTAGCCGTTATTGCCCTCGTGCCCGGTGCCCCACTGGTTTATCGTGTTCAGATCCTTGCGCAGCTTCATTTTTAGGAAACCGATCGGATTGTTTCCGGCCAGAACGTAATTTTTGAGCGGCTTGTCCTGTGTGACGATGTCCGATCCGATCAGGTAGCGGTAATTGTACCGATCGCCCCGGTCGTCGGCTGATAAGTCACTTACGAGTCTAACCCCCGCAGAATCGCGGGCGGTTAGTTTCATGTGTTCGTCCATGCCCTTCGCGATCGTCAGCAGCTGCCCCGGCGCGGAGACGTCCGGAGCACTACCACCACCGTCGACGGGTGGTTTCGGGTCGGGTTTGGTTGGAGGGATAACCACGTCCCCGGATTGCTTCGGCACGGTAAAGCCCAGCGGGCTGGGTTGGGAGCTGCAATTTTTGCCCTCGTAGATCAGGGTGTAATTGCCTGCGGGCAGTGGCTGGTCGAAACGGATCAGCGGCTGGGCGTTGTTCGGCGAAACGGAACCGGAGCGCAGACTGTTACCGGCCAGATCCTTAATCGACCAGTTGATCTCGAAAACCTTCTCGCCGTGAAATTGGCCGATCAGGCTACGATCGGTAACGCTGTAAACGCCGTTCAGAGTTGGCCCGGTTTTGCATGGCTCCTTTGCGGGTGTGGTCGGCTCGACCGGGTCAGGATCTTTCACGCCACCCTGATCTTTCAGCACGCTACGGACATAGTTTTTAACCCATTCTTTGCCGACCAATGTATCGGGTAGGGTAATGGTCAAATTTTGGGCACTCGCGCCCACCTGCCACAATGCGAGCAGGGTCAACAAAAACAACCTTTTCATAAAAGAACATGCGGTTTGTGTGTGTAGTCTTCGGTTTCATCGCACGAAGACAAGGCGATTTTACTTTCGTAGTATTCGGGGAAAATGGTCGGGCTGGCGACTTCTTCCATGAATTCGGTGAGCTGCGACAGGTAGAGCTGCGCGTCTTGCCAGAGCTGCCGACGTTGCGCCTGTCGGTAGGATTTTTCGCCGATGTCTTCTTCACGGATTCCGTCCTTCTTCCGGATCTGCCGGACGCCTTCGTTATCGACCAAAAGCGGCAGGTAGGGGTATGCCTCGTGAAGGGTCAGGAATGCGGCCGCGAAACGGATCTTTTCAATCAGTTCGCGCTCGATCTCGGTTAGCTCGACTTCGGCATCCTGCCAGCGGGTTTTCAGGGCACGGAATACCGGGCGGGTGATCAGCGGGGCGATGTATTCATTTTCTGCCCGGTTCACAAACTTGATCAGATCCGCAAAGAACCGGCTGTTTCTGCCCACCAGCGGGGCATAGTGTCCCAGCTCGGTCGCGCTCCGGAGAAACAGCCGGTTCCGTTCGCGGTACGCTTGCGAGCTTGTCCATGCCTGCGGCATTTCTTCTTCAAGGGTTTCCCAGAAAAATTCCTGAAACAAATCGATCATGGCGACGTTCGCCTCGCGGGTGTCGACGTACTCCCATTTTGTAATAGCGACAGTATTGGCAGGCGAGTTTTTCGCCATGCCTAAATCGCCGACGCGGATCTTTAAATGCGGGACGGCCTTGTCGTAAGCCGCCCAAACGATACACCCTTCGGCGCTCTCCAAAAGGTCGGCAGATAGCCCCGGCAGGGCTGCGAACAATTCCGCGCCGATCGCCTTGCGAAAGTCGCGCGTGGCGACTTTCACGAAGGGCAGGACGGTGTCCATTTTTAGGCTGGTTTGGACGCCGCCAATGTGTTTTTTTAGTGTGTTTAGTGTGATTTCCATTTTATTGGCCAGTGTTTAAACTTGCTTGTTTGCCGTTCGGGTCGACGTCGAGCGTGGTCAGCTGCACACCTTTTACGGCTGCTACTACATCCTTATAGCCCATGAATTTTAGGTGCTGGTTGATCGGTTTTAGCGTCAGGTAGCGGTGGATCGGCGTTCGGTATTCGCTCTGGAAATCGGCCATTACGCGGATCTGGGAACCGGAGTCATTACCCTTGCCCGGATTCACCCCCGCGAGCGTCGGCAGGATACCGACCGAGTTCGCAATGCTCTGGTGCGCGGTCTGCCAGACTTTGTCGTAAGCATCGTCGGACATTTCGTTTTTGAGTGGCACCACGTCGACGTTATCGAGCATTTTCCCGTCCGTTCCACGCAGGTACTTAATGAGCATTGACTTATTGACATTGTCAGTACCGGCGAGCCATTTGGAAAGGTTGTCGGAGAAATCGCCCCACCGTTTCTTTGTGTCTTTGGCTTCGACGCTCCGACCGCCCTGGCTATCGAAATAGTCCTGCGGCATCCTGATCAGATATTTGATATTGTAGCCGTTCAGAATCCCGTTTTTGTGGAATGCCATAATCAGGTTTGCCAGCTCGATCGCGTCCTGTGCGCACCACCACGAAGCGAAGGCATAGTGCGGTTGCCCGGCGATATTCTCCTTCGCGTGGCTGATCGTCACCGTCCGCGCTTTGTTGTATTCCCAATCGAGCCGATTAAATGCCTTGATCCGGTCGGTATCGCTCGAAATGAAGCTCGGAAAGTGGCCGAAATAGGGGTTTACGTGGTACTCTCCGGATCTCCCGGCCATCGCCCCGATCCGGGTCGAAAAGCTATCCGAAACCGATAGTTTGAACCAGTTGTCGCGCGGGTCGAATTCCCACCGGGTGAAGACGTTCGCGGTGTCGACGCGCTGGTTTATCGCGGAAATGAAATAGTCCTGCAATTCGGTCGCCTCGCTCCACTCGTCGAGCAGGGCGTCGGTGTAGGGGACTAGTTGCGGCTGGCCTTTTGCGTCGACCGAGCGTTTGAAAAAGCCGACACCGCTGCCGTAGATCATATCGCGAAGCGATTCGAGCAGCGGGCGCACCATTGTATTGCGGGTGATCAGTTTGCGCATGAGGTTCGGCTGGTTGTCGCCGAAGCCCCAGCGGACGTGGTCGAGTAAATCGAGCTGCGGCCAATACGAGCCGCCGAAGCTCGTGTCGATACCCGCGCCCCCGCCGTATGACGGGCCACCCGTCATTTGCAGCAGGGACGCGCTGGAAGTGCCCTGATTCATCAGGTACAGATTAGATCCGAGTTGTAGCATATTCTCCGTTAGTGTGGTCTATGATGTGACCGTCTACCTCGATGAGTAGATCGATCTTTATTCTGAAATGCTTTTTTGAATCGCTGGGCTCGTCGTGGTTGACGAAAAGGAATTCATGCGCCTCTTTGAGGTCGCCTTTGAATTTGGACGCGCCCGGCAGGTGCCGGAAACTTTTTGACACACGGGCTTTGTAGCCGATCGTATGGTCGAGCTTGCGGTATTTTACCGAATGAATGGAGGGCTGGCCGCGCGAGTCGTCGGCGCGGAGCCATGCCATTGCTACTTTGCGTTTGATTACTTGTTTAACTGCCACGTGCTTTTCTTTTCTGCGAAGTTGCAGCGAAGCGGGGCGCCAGGGAAGGACGGGATTTAAACAAAAAGGCCGCCTTATGGCGGCCTTCTGTAATTTGTAGATAAGGTGTAGAGTTGTTAGTCGTGCTTGACGCCCTCTTGAAGTAGTGCAATAAGATTCTCTTCGTCGTCGACTTGCTTTTGAATGGTCGACATTAGCATAAACATCCTTCCACTACCTGGGATGTCAATGAATTCCTTTCGACGGTAAAACTCTCGGGCTTCTTCATCGAGCGGATCGACAACGACCGCGAGAGAGCCTACAGAATCGGCATTAGCCAGCGCTTTTTTCAATGCGTGAAACAAAAGTGCCGATCCTCGCCCGTTACCTTGTAACGTATTGTCAATGCCGAGCCTGCCTAGTAGGGTTGCCGGAAATTCGGTATATGCCTTCGGAAGTTTTGACAGAAGATTTTCTGGCATCCCATCCCTCGGAATAGATGCGGAAGACAAAGTATAGTAGCCTTTGACTTCGTCTTCTGCGTTCGTTAATACGTAGCAGGCCGATAATAAGCGCCTTACATCTTGGCTAGCCTGCTTCTTGATGTAATTGTTTAATGGGTCTTTCCCGCAATCAAAGTTCTCTCTCTTACATGAACTGGTTAATAAACTAATTTTCAGTTTCATCAAAATTGTGTTTTAGGTACGCGATGTGGGCTTTCTTAAGGCCTTCCCCTGGTACCGGAGGGTTCAATAACGCGTTCAGGAAAATCTTCTTGTCTTCGATCGTTTTCAGAATCTGCTCATTATCCATGATAATTTTACTAGCTTCTACATTCGCGCAATAAACAATAAACTCGGACAGGCTCTTGAATCCTCGGAGCGAGGAAGCATACTTAATCAGCTCCTTTTGTTCTTTGCTAATTCGAACATCGATGCGGTCGTTGATTAATGTAGCCATTTTTTATTGATTGGATTGGGTTAGTAAGTAAATCTTACTTCTATAATTTGATTGTCTTTTACTTTCGTTTTCTATATCTAATTTTCGATCTTTTCTGATTTTGTTCTTTGTAATTTTCGTTCTGTGAATCTGTTATACGTATCTGTCGTCTTATCGTCTAGTCGGTTTCTCGATTTTGTGGAGACCTCCGATGGTCGAATTAGCTCAACAAATGTACGTAATTTTTCCGTACAAAAAAAAGTTTTCGGAGATTATTCGAGAAAAGGTTGGTGTCGGGTTAGTGAGCTTGCAAATTCGACTGCGACCTGCCGATCTTTTACTACTGCCATAAATCCGGAGCCATGCCGGAATATAAAGCCGTTGCACTTGGAAATCGTTTCTGGCACCTTGTCGATCGTTGTATCGCGGCTTTGTATCTGCCAGCCGTTAGCGTGCGGCATGACGGCGAAAACGTGGTCTTTCTTCGTTTTCCAGTCCGGGTGGTACTCGGTGAGTAGCGCCACATTATTCGGCAGGATCTCACGTCTCCGGTAATCGGTTTCGAGCCGGTTCCGGAGCAGTGCAAAATGCTTTTCATTCTTGACAATATCGACGGCGAAATCGACGGCAAGGCGAAACTGTTTGTCCTGCTGCGTGGGGTCTGTTACGTCCCGGTTAAAGCCCTTTATTAAGTTATCCACTGTCCGGAATCCTGCGGGAAGGGCGTCGAGCTGGCCGTAAATATTTCCCCGGTTGGTGTCGAGCAGATCGATCACCGAAACAAATTCCTCGAAATAGGGCTGCGCTGGCTTCGGACAGATCCGGTCATTAAAGTGTTGATAAATGAGGCTCGCAGCTGACGGCAGCGCAGTATCTTGGTGATGGTCGAAATTCAGCTTTTCCGGTTCATATTGACCGCCCACGTCGAGCACAACGATCTGCGGGTCGAGAAGTGCATAATTTAAAATATTCTCGTCCCGCGTCCGGATCAGGTTAAACCCGGCGTGAAATTGTGTGAGCATGGCGACGGCAAAAACGTCGTCAGCGTGAAAGGTTGTATCGTGGGTAACTACGGTATGAAAATTCATTTTGAACATGGTTTTTGGCCTGTTAAAGCTTTTTATAGTTACTGATCCGTGCGTAAGCCTGACCGCCATTTTTTACCAGCCATGCGTGCAGCTTTTTCGCGGCTTCCAGCGTGAGTGGTTTAATTTCCCCCGACATCCCGTTAGAAAGCGTTTCCTCGGAAATTGGATACCAGTTATTGTCCCCGGTGTGAAAGGCTTCGACCATATACTGCCCAGTTTCGCTGCCGGGATTAGCGGGGTCGACCGTCGACAGAAACAGCTCGGCTGCGTCGATAAAGTCAGAGCGGTTACTGCGGAAATTATGGTACTTCTGAACCGATTCGCCTGCTTTTTCGAAAAATTTCAAATTACGGATGACCATTTGCGACGGCTCCATGCCCGGCTCAAAATCTAACTTATTCCGGATCAGTTGTAGGCGGCTGTGCAGCGTATGCGCCAGCACTGTATAATTGAGTTTCATATAGAATATTGATACTAATAGTATCTAAAATGAAGTGTATTTAAGATAACAATAATATCAATTTGCCAGATAAAAGTCAAAAGAATTTTAGGTTAAGAGATTCGTCGAATCAGGTCTTTCTGGTGCTCGTATGCGTCGCTCCAATATCGCCCATTGAGCTGCCAGTATTGACCTTCCGATCGCACCGGCGTCGAGCCGTTTCTCTGCATTACTTCGTCGATTTTGTGGACTGTTTTGTTTCGGGCTTCCCAGACGTGCCCTGCTTTGATTTGTTCCATTTTCATTAAAGTTTTAAGCGATTTTTCATTCCTGCGTAGTAGTCGATCATTGCGGCCAGTCGAGTCATGTAATCCTTTTCTTTGATTACTATGCAGAGTTTGATCAGGTGCTCGATGTCGAAGTACTCGTCGGGGTGGCTTTCGGCAGATCCCGACGCCCATGCATTGAAGTTTTCCGAGTCGATGCGAACCAGCCAAGTGTATTCTGTGGGCGATTTTATCTTCACGAAGTAGTGCTCGCTTCCCGTCCGCAGGTAAATCGGATAGTTAAGATCTGGTGACGGTTGAAGCGCGGTTCTTTTAATCCAGTCGAGAATCATATTTACCAAGTTTGCCCAGGGGTACCTATTTTACGTGCCTACCATGCCTACGGTGCCTACGCTTTCGGTTAGTGCCTGTTTTTTAGTGAGTTATCAATCTTAAGACCGTAGGCAAATGCGTTTTAGCGTAGGCAAATGCCCGTTTTTCGTAGGCATTTGCACTTTTGTAGGCATTTCAGAGCCATTTGCCTACGGTTGCCTACGCTTTGCCTACCCTTTCCTACGCTTTTCTTTCCCTTTGCCATTATATATTTATTTAATAATCAATTATTTAATAGAAATAGAGAGAGAGCGTAGGCACCGTAGGCATGGTAGGCAAGCAAAATCATGGTTGCTAAAACGGGTCTGCCTTCCGATTCGCGCCGCCTTTGGTTTTTGATTGATTATCAGCGGATTTGCCTACGCCGCCTACGGCGCTGGTGTCTGAATCCATTTCCTCGTTCAATCCTTCGAGGCTGAAACTGTCCATCGAATCGGTCATGAATTCGTAGTCGAAAGCGAAGGCCGACGTAGGAGAGCCGCCGAACTTGACGTTTCGAATGCTGCCATGAAACCCTTTTGAATGGATCAGGTAGTGCTTTAAAGAGCCGGTATCGAGGCCGTTTTTGCCGTACTGCTTACGGTGTAGTTCGAGGTAAAGCGGCTGAATTTTTCCGAGGCGAAGAAATAGGACTTTCCGGGGCTTGCCGTCGTCGAGCGTCTTTTCAGTGCTTTCACCGTTTTCGTAGACCGTAAGGGTCGGGACCGACTTGATCACAAAGTCTTCGTTTTCCTTGATCATGCGCTGGCGGTACATATATTCTACCAGATTCCAGAAGGTGCTTGTTTCCTTGCTACCGGCAATAAGTGAATTCTGTCTTTTGAGCATTAGCCCCGCAGTCGCCCGGATTTCGGCCTGTGTAAATGGGAATTGCAGCACGTCTTTTAGTACCTCGAAAGTTGAGAGCAGCACCGACATATTTTTTACCAGACGGTCGTCGATACCATGTTTCGAAAAGCTGCTTTTCAGGTGCTCGAACTGTTCGTTATATACCTCGAAAAACTTGTTTTCGATCAGCTCGCGATGCACCGAGACTTCGGCGGTGATGTGGCCGAATTCGAGGTTTTTTCCGCGCAGGTGGAAACGGTCGAGCATTTGGCGCTCTTCATGGTTAAAGTCCGTCCGATCGTATTGTAAAAGGATGCACCGGGTAAATAGCGCTATGTCTGCGGTCGGCAGCTCCTGCCCGGAGACGATGCAGCCAGACGACACCGGGATCGATTTGTTACGGTTGTCCCGGGTCATATCTGATTTTGTGTGCCCGTTGCCGTCGTAGGCTGTTTTAAGGGATTGAACGCGCCCCCAATCGATGCTATTCAGATACTCGTCGAACCATACGACCGCGTTCCGGAATTCGGCGAAGTGCTTATAAAAGCCGACCGACGTTCCTGTGTTCAAAGCGAACGGTGGCCGGGCGCGCCCAAACAAATAACTTATCGACCATGCCATCGTAGATTTACCGGTCTGTGGCGGTCCGAAAAGGAACAGGTGCGGGAAACAGCGGAACCGGTCGAATATAATGTCCCTGAAAATGCAGGATACATAGTATAATAGACCAACACGGCCATTATCACCGTGCACACCGCAGAAGTCGCGGGCGTACTCCCCGAAAGTGACGGTGCCCTGGTTGAAAATAAACTTTTTGGCGTTCTGGTATTCGTCTTCGTCGTTCTTATAAATCTTCGAAAGCGGTGGCAGGAAATACCGTTTTTCGCCATGTTCTACGATGCCATAGCCGTCTTTGTCGAGCGGTGTAAACTTTGGCCGGGCGGCTTCGGCAGCAGAGCTGGCCGGGAGGGTCTGAATGCCGTTGGCATACGCATAAAAGCCGTCTGGATGGTAGCCCAGGGTTTTAACTTCTTCGGCCTCTTTCGACTCGTCGAATAGTTTAGATTTTACCTTCATAAATTGTAGTTGATTACCCATAAAAATGAAATTGCCCTGCGACTCGACGTTTTTCCGGAAGCCGTCGAGCTGAACGAATTCGCCCGGTTCCAGATCGACCACTTTCGACTTTTTGTAGCAGTTGCTTACCTCGTAGATCCGTTTCGGGTTGGATTTAGAAATGATTAGGAATAGCGGTCGTATCGTGAAATTGCTACCTGCGGAAAATTTGAACGTTTTGCCGTCGTAGGTCGAAAACCAGTAGCGGCCAGCCCATTCGACAAAACCGTATTTGCGGAACATCTTGCGAATCTCCGGCGTGTGCCAGACCTGCTTCGGAAGTCCTACCTGTGGCGACTCGTCGTCTTCGAAAAAACTCTCGTCTTCTTCGTCGACTTCTTCAGCATTTATTTTGATGTGACTGTAGGTTACATTAATACCGGCGTCCTGTCCGGCTTCGGGAGCAGCTTCACCCGAATCTGTGGGCGTCGTGGCCAGCTCGATCGGCTGCTGCTCTGTGCCCGTGCCGCTTCCGTCGACGGTGGCCGCGCTCTGATCAGCGACAGCGCCGGGCTGCTTCGTAGTGGTCGAAGGCAATTTCGGGCCGACTAGCGTGGCATCGTCCAGGTCGATCAGCTTTTGCCCGCGCTGGTCAATAATGTGGTCGGCAATATCGTAGCCGTCTTCGCGATCGGGGAAAAGGTCGATAATTTGGTGGCTCACATTGTATGCAGCCAGCTTGCGTATGCTACTGTTACTTTTGCCGGGTCTGCCTGCTTTGTCCGCGTCACAAAGCCAGATTATGTGGCGACCGAAAACTGCGGGGATCTTTGCGTCGGAAAGCCCGGTGTTTGCACCGCAGGCTAGCCAGTCAAACTGCGGATAGAAATACGAGGCGATAACGGCCGATTTCTCGGACTCGACAACGATCACCGTCCGGCGCTTGTCCGGATCTAGCAGGTGCTCGCCGAAAAGGCAAATCATAAACCGCTTGAACGGCTGGTTTTCGTCCTGTTTGAGGCTGAAACTTTCGTGCGCTTTCTCCCGCTTTCCGTCCGTCCGGTACTGCATATATTTTGCATTGACAATACGGGATTCGCGGTTCCGAAATGCGTAAACCGTTAGCTTGAATTCAGTGCCGACGCCCCATTTTTTAAAATGGCTGTTCGGTATTCCGAGAATGTCCTGCGCGAAGGTGTGCAGATTGGAGTGCATTCTTTTAATGGCAGAAACGATCCGGTCGAGCTGCTTGCCTTCGGGGAAAACCTGCTCGATCTCTGGCTGTGGCGGGGCTTCTTTGCCTCCTTCGCTTTTAATCCCCCTCGGTGGGGCGTGGAAACCGCAATTATTTTGCCGGTCGCAGATCCCGAAATCATCCAGTCTGTTTCCGTTCAGGTCTTCGTAATACCGGAATACCTTCGGATGTCCGCAGGAAGGGCAGGCTTCTTTTTTCTTTGGGTGTTTTTCGAGCCGGAAAGGATACTCGTTTGATTGCAT